TGCCTTCGCTAAATAAATCCTGTTCATTTCCGGAGCGCCCGTTATTGGGTTTGCACCAAAAACTTATCGTAAAACTGTTCTGAAAAGTACTTTGAAAAGTCTGCCCTGTATTTATATAATCGCTTGTTCCATTAAACGATAAAGCACCGCCGATTTCACCTAATCTGTGCATTAAATTAGTATTTCTCTGCGCAACGCCATTGTAACCGTTTCCGCTACTGTCTAAAACAACAGTAGAAGCGGCGTTATCGTCAAGTCGATAATGAGCCACTAAAGCCATTGATAATCCTTAAACCGTAAAGCCCTGCATCAGAATACAGGTTGCGCCTGCTCCGCTTGCGTCAACGGTAATCGAAGTTGATAATGCAACCTTTATCGGATAGTCAAAATCAAGTGTTATAATGCCCGGCCCACCTGTCGTAAAATACAGAGGCCCGATTAAAGTTGCCGTTACTCCACTGTTGGTTTCGCCCGCGCCGATAGTTACATTGATTGCCGAGGCAGTAGTTATAATCAGTTTAGTGATATAATGATTAGAACCTGATACTGCCGCTTTCAGCTCTTCGCAAGCCGAAAAGTCTGCGCTTACGTTGTTTACAAACCACCTTGCTCCGGTATCGTAATTACCTACAGGGACAGGCGTTAATGCGTTTGTCGTTACTGACATTTTTTACTCCTTATTCGTGTCCAAAAATTTTAACATAATTTTCTTCATACTGTTTACTCGGAGGTAAATTCATAATCTTAGTCCGGCAGGGCTGTTCACCATTTCGAGTGGTATATCCAGACCTCGCCGTTCTTCTATTTACCTCGTCTTTGAGGCTTTTTTCACTTACACTATCTGGTATTACTTCGTAATTCATTCCCTATTCGCTCTGGTCTGTGCCTTATATGCGGCAGTTTGGTCTTTCCTTGTGCCTAACTTATTAACTCTGTACTGTGATTTGTCGGCATCGTTCTGTAATTCATCATTAGGAACGATTGTCTTAGTGGCATCCGCCTGCACTTTGGCGGCCTGCAACTTATCATTAGAAACGACTAACTTTTCCGCATCTGCCTGAGCTTTAGCTCTATCGGCTTTCATTTTTGTTACTTCTGGTGATTCCTTAATGTCCATAAATTTCTTTTCTTAAAATTGGGGCGAGTTTCCCCGCCCCTTATTGTTAGTAACTAATTGTCAACATAACCAAAGGCATACCCGTAACAGCACCAGATGTAGTATCTACTGTGAAGCCCACTCTTTGACGACTGTATGAGCCGGTAGTAACGGTTGTATAATCAACCACTCCACCGTCATACCAAGCAAATACGCTTCTATCGCCAGCAGCTTCACCCCAAACAGACGAAGATGTGGAACTTGGATTTATCCAACAAAGACCTGCCGTCTGAATAAACGAGTTGTACGCAATAGTAGTCTTTGCGTTAGCTACGCCCATAAACGCATTGTAGTCGGCATTAAAAGGATAACCGGCAAGATAAGCATACGGATTAGGATATACTTCTACGCCATCAGAAGTGGTATGAGCAGAGGTAAATTGACCGTCAACCCAAACCCTAATTGTACCACCGCCTGCGCCAATAGCATCGTTACCTGAAATGGTACGGTTTTCAGCATAACCTGTCATAGCGTTGTTATGTCCCACTACAATTTGGCCGCCGACAAGTTCGTCTTTGCCAAAACCTGCGCTTTGGTCGCCAAGAGATGCCGCTACCGTTACTGTCGCATAATTATCATTCGCTACTATTGCAATCGGCAATACAGCACAAGTGATATGTTTATTAACAGTAAAAGTATTAGCGCACAAAAAGCCTGGATAAAACGCAGCTTTTGCGTGTCCGTACTTAAAGACCTTGCTACTGCCGCCTTCGTCTGTAAGTATCCTTTTGCCATAATGGAATAGTTGGCCTGAATCCTGTTTGTAAAGCCCGTTATCACGAGGCCGACCATTAAATTCCATTTCTAAACCTAAACTTCTCCCAGAGGGAGTTAATTCAGTACCCATAGTATATACTCCTTAAATAAAATTGTTGTTAACTCTGTGAAAAGCTCATAGTCGGTGCTTTGAGTAACGGCATAAGAACGACACCTGGCCCCTGCAACCTGACTCCGCCAATATACATTTCAGCCTGAGCCAAAACACTATTGGTTTTTTGCGGGATGGTATCTACCGTTGTAGTAATGTCCTTGTTCATACCCAATAACATCGCACTTTTCTGGTAAGCAACGCAGTTGTAAGCAGGGTAAGAAGTGCATTGTGCGTTGGTCTCGAATCTGTCCGAAGGAAGCCACTTGAAAGTAAAGCCCATATAGGTATCTATCTGACCATTAACCAAAGCCTTAACAGTGTTGTAATCTGAACTTGTAACTTTGGTAGAGCCGAGCAGATACCATTTCTGGTCGGTATTGGCTACAATGTACCTGTCCTCTTTAGGAACAGAAGCATTGTCCATCAATTTACCTGCGAGGGCAATCGTAGCAAGATTAAGACCTATGGACTGAACATTTGTAAAGTTACTACCTGCAGTTACTTCCGTTCCGGTGCTTTCGATAAGCCGACATTCGCCTACATCATAAGGAAGAACGGCTGTATCTCCGTCTTTGCCGGTATAAACCGTAGCATAAGCAGCCTGTAGAATGCGCTCGTCAATAGCCCTGTTAAATGCCATAACTGCCATTCTGATAGTGTCGCTGGTTGGGTCTTTGAGCATTTTAATCTTGTCCCAAGTGTCGATGTACTCGCCCCAATTTGCGCGATGAAGGACACTTTTCCGGCGACTATATGGTGTGGGAATATTTGGTGTGTCTGAATTTCTGGGCAAGTCCCACTGAACGCTTGTCGGGCCAATGAAATCCCATAACTTCATCTCGCCTTCCTGAAATTCATTTCTTACAGTACCTCTGAGTTCTGATACCATCTGTTGGAAGACAGTCTCAAAGGTAGCTGAATACGTCCGTTTGAAGGTCGTATCAATACTAATTGGTAAAGCCATTGTAAAATCTCCTAAAAAATAGTTAATCAATAGTTAAATTATTTTTCGGGAGGTTATCCACAATGGGGTTCGCCCTGCATTTTAAGTCTGCTCGACTTTGCGTTTTTAGGCCGCGTGCCTGCCGGTGTCTTGCGACTTGTCGGCTTTAATCATTAAAGTTTACTATATAAAATATCACGCTTCGCCATTATCTCAGCGTGTTTTTCTCTATCACCCGGCGCGAGAGACTGTTTCAATTTTCCGTCCATAAATCCGGGTGTTGCTTCAAGTTCAGCAATCTGTTCCCTGACACTACCGACCCCTTTATTTTCCGATTCAGAAACTAAAGCAGAATCCTGCAATCCGTATTTTTCTTTCATAGAAGCAAACAGGTCAAGTAATATCGGTCTTATTGGTGAAAGTTCTGGAGAATTCAAACCGCCTTGCCTCATCTTTGAGCCGTCAGGATTTGTAACTTCCTTACCAAAAAGAGTATCGTAATCATCTGGGGTCATATTGGCTTTCATATCTTCTACACAGGCCTTAGATAATGTAAGTCTTGCATCGTAGTTAGTTCCCCATTTATCCCTGATACGAGTTTCAGCTTCTTCGACCTTGGCTTTCATTTGGGTATCGTATTGAGTCTGCATTTCTTTCATACGACCATCCCAAAGACCCATAGCTACATCAACTTGTTTTTGGGTATAATCGCCCTTGTTAAAGGCTTCAAATACTGTCTTTTTTAATTCAGGTGGAAATTCTGTATCCGTAACACCTTGAGGATTAACATATTTATATCCACTTGAATCCTTAGGCACGCCCAAAGCGGTTCGATAAGCCTCAATTTCCTGCGGAGATGACTTATCGTTTATCGGCAGTATTCCTTTGGTAGTTCCATATTTGCCGATAGTCTGGGACTGATGCCCTATCATTTTCAAAACGCCCTGAATATCAGAAGGAATATCGTAAACTTTATTCGTTCTCAAATCTTCAGGTATAAGTTCCTTAAATCCTTCCTTAAACTTTCCACTCGGTTCGATATACTTTGAAATATCTACTGACGTTTCTACTGATGGAGTCGTCCCTATTGTTCCCTCGGCGGGAGTTGGGGTTGTGGCTACGGGCTCTGCCATAAAATTCCTTTCTTAAATATATTTATCTTCTTCGACTTTTTCTGGTTCTGGTTTATCCAAATCCTTTTCTATAAGATTTCGTATATATAAAATCACGGCTCTTTTGCCCTGATTATAGTTCTGTTTATCGTTATTGCCTTCAACATAAGAACTTCGTTTCTCGAAACAATGATTAGATAAATCGTCAAGGACTTTCTTTCCTGTTCCAGTTGAGAAGCATTCCTTATAATTTAAAACAAGCGCTTTTTCTTCAGTGGTCATCCTATTTGCGTTTTAGGTTTCCAACCTGTTTTTCGCATTGTTCCATAAACATAAGCATTAGCGCGTTTTCCGGTTAAACCTTTACTTTTCGCTTCTTTCTTTAATTTATTTTCAAGTGCTTTAGGCATTAAACACCTGCACCTTCCATAATCTTACCTGCCGCAGAACCTTCTTCCGGCGCGCTGGTTGTATCTTTGTAGGCTTTACCGACTACCTGCGCCGCCTGCATTGCCTGCATCTGCTGTTGCTCTTTTGCTCTCTGTTGTTTAAGTGCGGCCTTTTCTTCGGGAGTATTCAAGTGGTCAACTTTCATTCCGTAATTAAGTAAGACATCAGGCATTGCCCTGCCGAGATTTATTTCGTCCCTTATATCTGGGAATACTTTTGCTAATCCGGCTATCATAGTCATACCTCTTTCAAAACCTCTCGACTGCATATCCTTCATCGCCATTGCCAATTCGCCCATATAATCAATGCCAAATTCCTGACCTCGCAGTTCCGGCGGCGGCGGGGGTATTATGCCCCATCTGATAAGTTCTCTGACGACCCTTGAAATCTGGGGCGTGAAATCTTCGCTTTCAAAACGGGATACAGGAGAAATCAACTGTCTTAATCCTTCTTTGTATCTTAATTGAATTTCGGTAGTGGTTCGTCTATCTCCGGTGAGATTCCCGAATTGAGAAAATATATCGCCGTAAAACCCTTCTTCTCTGATTAACTTTCTCTGTTCTTGCAAAGCTTCAGTAGTTACAGGGAAATTACCCTGTAACATCGGATGTAAAGGATTTATAGAACCCTTTTCGGTAACGTCAGTCCTGCCGTCAGGCTTCATATTAACTTCGCCCTCTACGTTGTTAGTAACAACCTCATAGGGTGAATGGCCGGACATCCTATTTGAAACATCCATATAATCTTTGCGCATCTGTTGAAGTTCTTTAATCGCAGACAGCATTGTAAGACCTCGACCTCGACCCCACTTCTCGCAGGAAGCCTTCTCCCATCTCGGCACTACGTGAGGAAATTCCTCGAATCCGCCCTCGTCCATAACCTTTTTCTCTTTGATGTTTACAAACACCGACTCAAAGGGCATATTTAATTTACTGATTAGTTTATAATTATTTCTTATTCTTGCTCGAATAACGTGAATAACAGAAAACATTTTACTTTCAGTTTTTAATTCTTCGACTGCCTTTTCAACATCTTCGCCGGGGTCTTTAAATCTGGCCGCTAATTGTTTGGCGGTTCGGTTATACTGAAGTATCATAGTGTCAACCATACCGTTTTCATCTTCCTTGAATGTATAAGATGAAACGTGCCAATCCTTAAATACTAACTTTTTTAATTTTAAGTTCCATTCGCAATAAGAATTTCCAGTCCCAAATCCTATGCAAGCCTTAGCCGTATTCTGTAACTGCATTAAATAATTGCTATCGAAAATCTCATCGTGAGCAATCTCAGTAGCTAAAGCACAGTATCTTTTTACGCTGTCAAGTCCTGCAAGTTGTTTATTCTTAACTCTTATCCCGAAGAAGAATCTGTCCGAAGGTATCCACGCGCCTATAAAACCAGAAGTAGCTTTATCTAAAGCAAATATTGCAGTAGGGTCGCGCACGTCCAGAGATTTGTCCTCTCCGTAAGCTCTTTTAGTAGTAATCTGATTCTCTACCGGATAACCCAAATCAGCAAACTGCTGATAGAGATTGAGCATATTTTGAGCCTTGCCCTTTTCAAGTTCGGCCATTTGTATAATTTCAATAGCTTTGGTATCTTCAGCCATTATTTATTCCTAAACATTCCAATAGTATTTTGTCGCCTATTGTGTCAGCTTGCTCACTCGTTTCTGGATAACTGCCTGTCGCGCCACAGAACAACACAAACGCCCTGCCAATAGGGTTTTTACAACCCCTTGCAATTTTACATACTTTGTCAGCATAATATTTCGTAGGGTCTAAAAGTTCACTCATATATATTTCTCTTTGTCATTAGTTACATATTGAAGTTCGCCCTTGCCGTATTCTTTATGAGGACTTATAGTTTTGATTCTGTGTCCCGAAGCGGCAAGTAAAAAGTAATTAAAAGCATTTCTAAAATGTTCCTGCTCGTCCCCAGTGGGTCTATATCTATAAACAACTGTTCCCCGCCTCTTGTCCTTTTCCTCGAACTTAGCGCAGTTGCAGCATTGTCTTGCGAATTCCTCAACCTCTGGGCTTTGACGGGGCAGACGGATATAACCGCCCATTAAAAGTCTATGGCCTGAATCAAAAATAGAAGTTCTGTCCGATTTCACCACTCCGGTATTATCGTTAAAATCATATTCCCTTGCATAGTTATCCTGATATTGGTTAAGAAAAGTCTTATGGCCTGAATTTTTCTGGTATTGTCTAGCCTCATCCTCGTAAGGCATTTTATCAATCACATCGCTTTTAACATTGTATCTCTTGGCAAGGTCGTAAACATCATTGAAACTTTTAACTTTGCAGGTGCGAAGAAGTTCATATCTGGGGGGATTGTCTCCAATCCTAATCCCGATTACAGCGTGTTTAATAATTCCAACATCAACGCCCATTGCACACGGGCCGGTATGGCTTACAGGAGATATATCCTTACCGCAACAGGCGAGAATATCTGATATTCTTAACTTGTCCTCTTTGTTTGAATATGCCCTGCCAAGTCGTTGTCTATAAATATCGGCCAGATTTCCATTGGGAGGATTAACAAAATCTGCAAGTATCTCGGCAGGGTCATTAAATACAGTGGTAAGCTGGCTCAAATGATAGCCATACATATAATTAGATTTTTCAGGATATTTAGCAACCCACTGCCCCGTTCCCTCTCCTGACCATATTGCAACTTCCTTGCCGCATTTATCGCAACCTATATAACCTGTTCCATTAGGTCTAATCTTTACACACGAAGGGAAACTTAACTCAGCGCAAGTCCACGCCCCGCAAGTACATTTCCTATGCCAATATCGCTGGTCAGACTGTTTGAAGATTTTATCTATGCCAAAATCGTCCTGCGAAGGATTGCCGAGATAGACCTCTCTCTGCACTTTACTGTGCGCCATCCTGCCCTTATACTTTTCTATTACAGCAGAATCCATAAAGTCAACTTCATCGAATACTACCTTATCCACAGGGAAACCTGCAGTCGAAGAAGATGTATCCTCATCCGTATCGCCTATTTTCTGACTCAATCTGCCGCTTCTTAAATATAAGAAACCGTCTCTAATCTTTTTCAGAGATGCCGTATCCGTCCCCCGCCCTCCAGACTTGACAAATTTACCTATTGCACTTTTGTTAGAGTCTATTATGAGATTTATTCTTGACTTGCCAAAATCCTGAACCTGAGTGTCGGTAGGCAGTAAATGCGCTACGCCAGCAGGATATTCACCATAAATCATACCGTGTAAATCGTCTAATACTTCTAACTCAGTTGCACCGAAACTCTGCGCAGACTTCATATAACACTTACGTTTGGGAGAAGAAGATATGGGTTCTTTCTGAAACTCGTGGTCTTTAAACGAAAATATACCGTTCTGCAACTTAATACGACTCTGGACAGCCCAATACGCAGAACTGGCCTGCATCATCTGTTCGTTTAACTTCGGGTCGTCTATGTCAACCGTCATTTCGCCTCAAATAAAATACAACCAAAATCGGGAGTTGTAACTATTGCGCCATCGCCAAATTCAGGATGTATATAGTCCATTCTCTTTATCTCTATTTCATTCATAAATCTAACCTTTATTTGTCCACAATGTTAAAATTGATATAGTTGCTGAGAAAGAGAGTACGCTTATTGGCCTGCCGCCTGTTTGGGGGCATAGGGGTCTTGCCTGGTAGATTAATCCAAGCTTTGCCTTGTGTTTGTCTCCATCCTGCCTCTGTCATAGTCTTAGTCATTGCGTTGCGCTCTGTGTAGGCGTTGCTATGCTGTTGAGTGTGTGTTGTGTGTGTAGTGTATGTGCTTGACTATCTGCCTGCCTTTGTGCGCGTCTTGCGTCAACATCTACCTGGCTGCCGCATCCTTGATAATCAACATCACCTGGCAATGTTACACGCTTCAGTGGCGTTGTGTTGTTAGTCCTGCATTGCCTACAATGTTGGCAAGAGCAATCGGCAAGACCAAAGTTATCTGGCAAGGCGTTTGATTTAATATGTTCAGGCTTAATGCCATTATCTTGTAGAACGCTAAGACTTGGAACGCTAAGAACGCTAACGTTCTGGAACGCTAACTTCCTGCATTTAGCACTACAATACTGTGCCGTTGCCCTTTTTGCTTCAAAATCACTATTGCATTGTTTGCACTTCTT